ATTCCTTTTAGCAAGTCTTGCTTTTTCTTCGGCTAGTATATTCTCTCCCCCCTCGTTCGCTATCCTTTGTTGTATAGCTATAGAATCCTGCAATCTAGATATATCGTCATCTATTAACTGAGTCTTAGCGTCATTCTGTTCATCTATTCTGCTTATTGTCTCATCTACTGCTTGGTTAGCAAGTTCCTTTCTTCTTTCTTTTCTCTCCTCCTCTTCTTTTGCTTTTTTATCTGCTGCCTTTGAATCTGCATCTGCTATTTTTTTATTTTTATCTTTTTCTTCACCTATAAGCAGGTCATTAAGTTCTTTTTGGAGTTCTAGCCTTTCTATGGAATCCTCTTTTAATAAATCTATTCTTTCCCTTAGGTTGTTTTTTTCATTGCTATACTTTTCATTTTCTATATCTACTAACTCACCAGATAATAACCTTTCCTGTAATAGTATATCATCTTTAAGCTCTTTTGTTTTTGCTATGGCTTCTTGTTCGGCTTTTATTGATTCTTGGTTAACTTGACTAATGTCTTGTTTTATTTTAAGCGTCTCTTTAAGCCTTTTTTCTTCAATTTCTCCTAAGTCTAACTTTCTTATTAGGTTAAACATCTCCTGCGAATCTTTTTCATTTATTATTTCCTGAATACTTTCTGTATTTAATAATGCTTTTTGCTGTTCTTTTTCGGCCTCGGTCAAGTCCTTTCTTAAATCAATAGAGGCTTTCCCTTGTTTTATTATCAAGTCAATACTAGCATCTAATAATTCATTTTCTATTTTTCTATTTTCGGTTAATGCCTTTTGCCTTTCTTTTAATGACGCGCTATCACTATTTATTATTTTTTCATTACTCGCTACTCTTTTCTCTGTGAACTCTTCTAATATATCTAACTCTTGCTCAAAATCATCTCTCGCTGTTTTTCTGTTTTTCTCTTCCTGATCCCTAGCAAAAGATTGAGCCTCTACCTCTTTTTCCCTCCTCTCAACAAATGCAGCCGTAAACGCTTCGTCGTTAGTGTCCGATACCTTTCTAGCTATAGAAGAGTCTTCTAATATCTTTTTTAACTGTTCGCCTGTTTTTATTTGCGCTAATGCTGAATCTGTTAAAGATTTAGACCTCCTTAAATCTTGTTTAACGGCATCTATTGTTAGCTTTTCTTTTGTTAAGGCTAACTCATTTTCTAAGTTTGCAAACTCAACGGCTGCCTCTTGAGCTTTCTTTACTGCCTTTGCCCTTGTTATAAACCCGATAGTGTCATCATCGCTTATGTCTTGTAGTATTTGCCTTTTCTCGGCTAGTCCCGCTAACGCTTTCTCTTGTTGCTCTATTGATATTCTAGTTTTTAACTGCAATTTAAGATAATCCTCCTGTGCATCTATGGCCTTAGACGTTGCGCTTACATTACCCTCAAATGCACCTGTTATCTTATCTATAGCATCACTGACGCTTGATTTTTCTAGTTCTTTAATTTCGTTATTTATGGCTTTTAAATCCTGTGTAACATCTCTTGCAAAAGGAGTTACATCTAAAATCTCTAAGAATGTGCGCTCTATCTTTTTACCAACCAAAGAAAATGAATCTCCTATAGCTACAAAGAAATCCTTAACACCTGAAAAGGAATTTATAACACTATTCACAAAAACCTTTGCCGTCTCTGTGAATTTAGAAAAGGCTATTTTTAAGGACAAAGCCCCCTCTCTACTATCTGCAAAAACACCAGAAAGTAACTCAAACCCTTTTACTACTAGCGCAATAAGACCGAGTTTGCCTATTGTTTTGTTTAGCCCCTCAAATGCTTTTGAATATTTACCTACCGATCTTTGGTTTTGTCCTACGGTTTCGTCTACTTCTTTTAGTTTCTTGTCAAGGCGTGTTATGTTTTTTAATAAATCTTTACCTTCTTTGGTGTTCTCCTTATTTTGTACCGCTAAGTTTTTATACTTCTTTCTTAGCCTATTTAATGTCTCAGACTCTTTATCATACGCATCAATTAATCCGAGCTTATCCTTCGCGATTTTTTTATTAATCTTTCTTTGCTCTTGTAATTGAATCTTAATCTCCTCATTATCTTGTATTGAATCGGAGTTGGCTTGTTTTAAATCTTTCTCAAGTTTTAACCGTTGTTTTTGAGTCTTGGTCAACTCCTCAGACTCTTCTCTCCTTTTCTTGAGTAAGGCAATAGCCTTGGTTTGTATTTTAGTCTTTTCCTTTTCTATATCAATTAACTTCTCCTCAACCTTAGTTATTCGTTTAGTAATTTCAGCGAGGCGTTCTAAATCTTTGGCACTTTCAATGGTTGCTTTATTGGATAACTCTTTATTTAACTCGCGGACAACATCTGTAGCCTCTAGGGTTTTTTTTATAACGTTATCAAATTCTTTTACTAGCGGAGCAAGTAGATTTTTCTCGGCTATGTCATCGTGGGTTATTTTTTTAGCCACTTAAAGAGTATTGGGTTCGATACAAAATTAAGCAATTATAACCAATGCTATTTCTTCGATGGTTTTGACGCTTTCATAGCTTCATTCTCTTTTACCAAAAGAGACACATAGCTATGGTATTCCTTTATAGTAGTGGCCCTGTCATTGATCGGCCACCCCATGAACTTACCCAGCAAACCTTTCTCCTCGTAATTGTCCTTAGCCGATAATTTGGCTAATTTTTCCTTTCCTTCAATCTGTTTTAACAATACTAGGTACTCAGTTTCTAACGATCTATCCCCTGTTAAAATAAATTCAGTTCTTATTTCTTGTAATTTATACAGCTTTAATATATATACCTCCGTATCTGAATTTAATGCTATCTCATTAAAAAACTGGTTAGAGATTATTTTTTTGCGCTGGTTTAATTTGGTTTCTATACGTCCTTTTACTTTTTTTCCTGACGAAATAAAAGCATTGCGATCCATTAACAGCCATGTTAGGTCATTCGTTTCCGCTAATTGCCACCAGTTAAAAATAAACATATCGTAAATCCCCTCAAACATAATAGGCTTACTCATACCCCTACCATTTTAAGTGTCAACTCAACCATTAAAGGGGTTATCTTTTCGGCAATTATTTCAAGATTGCCACTAGTAAGCCCCGCTATTTTATCCCCCCAATCGTCTTCCAAATTATCGTCATCCTTTTGCGGGTTGTGTAATATGTTAAAATAATCTGCTGCCAAAGAGGGAAATTCTACTCTATAGGTTTTGTAATAATCGCCAGTATAAAATAGGTTAATCTTAGATGCCCCCTTTTTAGGAGGGGATGCGTTTTCTAAAGTGTAAGGGGAGTAATTGCCACCAATAGAGCTAAGTTGTACACCGTCCGAGTCTACATTTAACTCAAATAATTGAGACGTTGGTTGTCCCTTAGTATTTAATTGTATTATTAACTTTTTGAATTCGGGCCTAGATAGTATAGTGTTAATAATCACCCTCTGGTCTAATGCCTGTATTTTGTTGTTAAGTTCTACAAGTGCAGGAAATAGATTGCTAGGCATTATTTGCCCTTTTTGCTTTCTTTTGTTTTTACTTTAACCTTTTTTACTCTCGCTGCTTGCTTGCTTATAGCTGCTTTTTTTTCTGCTAATACTTCCTTTCTCATAACTTTTTTTTTGCTAAGGTAATAATAATTTAAAATAAAAGCCCCTGATAAATTAATACCAAGGGCTTAATTATAGATAGAGAATATTATGCTGTAACTACAGTCTTATCTTTTATCCCTTTCAGATCGTACTTCTTTTGAACGTAATTAACACCTCCGATGCCTCTTACTTCCATCACTTCACCAACAGCTGTAGCACTGGTCCATGTAGCAGTATAAGAACCTAGAACACCCTCAACGATTCCACCAGTAACAGGCTCTACGTTATCATCAGTTACGTTATAAAAATCGAGTTCAGTAGCAGTTAATCCACCTGCTCCAATCCTAGTAACAGCATCCCCAAAATCATTAACAAGATCAAACGCAATACCCGTTGTAGTGGCTACCATGTTAATAATCCTAACATCGATCAAAGAAATTGCGTCTCTTCTTACGCTGTAACCGTTCATATTAGATTGCTTAATGTAATCAACGTTAGACTCTAAAGCCTCTATATCATACTTAAACGTTACTTGTACTTTTGGTGTTACTCCAAATTCAGCCTCAATAACAACAGCTCTAAATGAGCCCGCCTGTATTTTTCTACCTTGGAATATGTCACCGTTAAGGTCTCCTACTAAATTGTCTAAATCATCATTCCATATAATAGAAATAGGTCTACAAGCATGAGAATTAAGTTTAGCAGCTAGTTTAAATGCCTCCATTGTAACAATAGTAAAAGATACCTCTTTAGGATTCTCAGATGTTGTAACGGTAATATCGTCTACCTCTTCCGTATTTGGGTCGATTGGTGCAGCCGTTACTTGCTTAATCCCTTCCAAAAACAACCATCTATCAGTCTCTAATTGAGCCTTGAATTTACCATCCATCAACACGGTGTTAATAGTGTCGTTTACTACGTCTAACCCGTTGCTAGTTCCATCCGCTTTATCGTTCACCATTAATATAGCGTTTTTCGATAAGCCTATTCCATTGGCGCAATCACTTACACCTCCAAAATTATGTGCGCTTCCTGAATCTGCGCAGTTACATTGTATTGCCATGTTCTTTTATTTTAATTTATAATAAGTTTTATGTTTATCTAAAAGCAAAGATAATTATTCTAATTTTGGCTTTCTTCGCGCTCTTCTGGTGTGTATTCCAAGCCCTCTAATTCAATGAAATCTAAGCCCTCTTGCTCTGTATCAAATTCTTTTACAATACTATTAGTGTGCACCTTCCCGCTTGTTTCTATAAACATAATAACGCTTCCATCTTGATATACTAGTACCCACCTCATATTTAATCCGTTGTTACTGTTACCCCTTTCGCTACTAAATCAATTACTGCTTGGTCTCCATCATAACCCCCACTTGATCCATCTGGTGCTGAATTGTTTTGTATCGCATATACCCTTCCTGTATAGTCACCCCCCGCGCCCTCGCTTGATACATGAGCATACGCCTCAACTAGCATCCTGTTAACTTCGGCTGTTGTCAAACTCATATCATCAACATATATACCGCTTCCATCCTCAGACATCATCCCAGAAAAAACGGTTAAATCAACGTACCCAGAATCGCAACTTCCTATATCGAATCTGCTAAAAGAACCTGTTGAGCTAGGGAATGTCCAATTAGAGCAATTAGTATTACTATATACCCTAAAATCCCCCGAAATATTACCCAAATTAGAGAAATCGCCAGAGCTTAAATTAGCACTATTGCCATATATTAAAGTAAAAGCACCACTAGTTACAGGTAATGTTAAGGTTTCTATACTGGTGTTTTCAAACCTGATAGTGTTAGATAATCCCGTATATCCAGATATATCTAATTCTGTTTGTATTGTATTAAAGTTTGCTAAAAAAGAAGTTATTGGACCACTAGAAACACCACCCGTAAAACTTGTTAATTTAGGGTTAGAGGCGATATTTATACTACTTAATGCGGAGCTTGTAATTCCGCTAATATCAATACTCGTTAATTCTGCACAACCATCTATTCTTACCCTAGTGATAAGACTAGATGTAGTTGGGAAATTAACATTAAAATTAGTATCATCATTATTATATAAATACAAATACCCTGTTAAGTTTATAAGGTTAGATATGTCCATATCGTTAGTAACCTTGTTTCCATGAAAATAAAGAGAAGACAAAGCAGTAATTAAAGAAGGGTCTCCGTATACTGTTACTTTTTTTTCTGTGCTGTCTGAAAAATTAAACGTTACACTATCGCCAACAAGTGTTTCTATCCCGTCAGTCCATATTGCAGTCCCGTCACCTGTATGGCTAAACAAAGTACTCCCGCTTTCTTTAGTATAAAAACTATAAGCCATACCTATGTCTACTGTAACAAAGTCTGTTTTATGACAAGACCCCGCCAAAGTGTCTAATACAGACAAAGAGACCAATCCAGAAGTTAACCCAGTTGCAGGGTTAGTAGTTTCTCCATTACTCCAAAAATAAGACAAAGGACCAGACCCGCCAGTTATGGTAGCTGTTGCAGTCCCATCACTAGCACCAAATATAGATGGCCTAGTTGACTCCATATCTGTTATTAACAAATTACATGAAGGAGGTGTACCAGGCCCTTCCACGACACCAGAACCAATAGTAGTACATCCAGATACACCCGTGTCGGTTGCTATCACTTGGTAATTACCTTGTGATAATCCCACCGCTTTTTTAGTTGTTTGTGATAATGGATCATTCCATTCATAAGTAACACTATCGGTATTACCACATGGGAACGCCTCCGCTGTTCCATCTGAACCGCCTATAGTAGTAACAGGACATACCGCAACGTCTACAGATAAGCTACACCCCGAAAGTATTAAAGCCTCTTTACTGCAAGCCTGTTTCGTTGTGGTTAATTCTAAATTCAATAATTGACCGCTTAAATCTTGCGAAAAGAATCTGTCCGCGTTGCCTTTATCTGTTGTGAATTGACCCCAATTTGCTATAGCTGTGCTGTTATAATCTTCTATCTCTTTATAAAGTGATGGCTCGCTGTTTATTACATCTATTAACAATTCAACCATTTGCCTCATTGGATCGGTAACGGAAAATTTTTGATCTGGCGCGTACTGGTTCTTAGAGTCTGCCTCATCCATAAAGAAAAGTCTAGGATTAGATTCTCTACCCCATCTTGAAAATACGTCTAGTATCGGCTTCTCGTCTAACCTTTCATACAACCATATAAAAGGAGTCTTTAAGGCTGCGCTCTTTTCTTTTGATTGCTGATCCGAAGCGGGAACCGTTGCACCGTGGAAGAAATTAGGAGCAGGTAAAGGGAATGAAGTCACAACAGGTATCCCCGCGCCCGTTGTTACATCTTTGATTGTTATAGATTCATTTATAACGAATGATACTATCTGATATTTTTTACTACCTATTAATACATTTTTTACTGGTCTCAACCAATAAGTGTTACTTGTTTTTAGTGTGTATGTCCCGTCTAGGTTATCGGTAGCCTCATCAATAGTTATATTGGGAGTCATTGAAGCAACAATATCCCTTATAATATCTACCGTGTCCCGTGTAGTTACAGCCATGATATAAAATTACGGGCCTTTCCTTTGCCTTCATGTTCTGGATACGTCGATGAATTGATTATTATGTAATCCAACACAGCATGGAAACTCTTAATTCCTCTATTGTAAGTTCCTTCTATTCCTGCTTGGGACGGCCTTAATTGCTTACTGTTCTCGGATGCATTTGAAACTATCCCTACTGGTGTGTTTTCTTTCCATGTTGTTTTTATAAACTCGAACCAAATAAGCATTTTAAGCATAGCTATAAACCCCTCGGACCTTATCCTTATAGTCTCATCTTCATAAATAGGATCATATATAGCCGTAAATCTGGCATCCTGTGGTATCTGTGGGCTTGGTGTAGTGTTTAAATCTGCTATAAATAAATCGTAAAGGGTTTTCCCTAATAAATCTTGTAACGCCTCAACTTCTACCCTGTCAATAATAGATTGCAGGTGTGTAGTGTCGCTCTTATTACTTATAAGAAACTCGCCACTCTCGAAGTCTTCGGTAGTTACAAAGCGACTCATTTATTATTTAGCTTTGTTTTTTAACTCGGCTTTCTTAGCCTTGTCTTTCTTTGGTGCTTTATCAGCTTTGACCTCTTTAGCTAGGCCCTCGGTGATTAAGCTCTTGCCAATACCCGTTGAAACTTCTTTTACTTGTCCCTTTTTTAATCCTGAGTCATGGTCTTTTATTATTTCAATTTTCATAATAGTAAAGTTTTAAAAAAGCAAGGGAGTTTAACCCCTTGCTAATGGTATTAATTACGCGTTCAAAGCAGTTTGAGCAGCAGTAATAGAAGGTATGTGCAAAAATGCACCAGCGTGAGCCGTTCTAATTACTAATTGCTTTCTAACTGTTACTTTCAAACGTTGTACATCTTCGATCCAATCTGTACCGTGTTGAGTAGCTACGTCTAAAGTAGTCGTTCCCGCTCCCCACATTGTACCAAAAGTAAAGTCACCGATATATGCTTGATTCGCTGGTACTAATTGTGATTCGATAATTCGAACACCTTTAACACTCATCCCGTCAGCACTTAACCAAGTTGGCATAATGTAGTTATCATTATCATCTTTTGACAACCTCATCAACTCAGCATCTGTAGGATTCATAACGATAGCATTAGGAACAAATACACTGTTTTGTCCTGCGTTTGCGATCTGTACAATACCTGTAGAAATCACATCGTATATAGTTGCAGCCGTTCCAAACAGTCCAGCAAATCCACCCGCAGCATAATTAGGAGCTACCAAATCAACACCGCTAAAGTTTTGACCAGTACCATCACCAAGTAACGCTTGTTCATCTAATTGAAGCTCAACATTTTTCAATGAAAAGTTTCTTATCTCAGCAGAAATAAAAGATACATCCTCTAAGGCTTCTCTTGTTACGCGCATAGAATCACCAATTTTTCTAAGTGGCAATAATATTTCTTCCCACGTAATAGCAGACTCAGAAATTACAGCACTCTCAGCAACAGGAGCAGCGTTATCAGTTTGTGCAGCTTCTTGCCAATACCTAATAGTCCCGTTTGAATCTGGACCTAAAGTAGCTTGGTTAAACAAATCACTTACCGCGTTATTCCTTCTTGGAATGTGAGCTAATCCAGCTACATCCGAAGCCATTGTATTATCAGCTACAGACGCTCTAGTTACCTCTGTCTTTAAGTTCAAAGCAAACTTATCTCCCTTTTCAGTCATAAAGTTAGCTATAGAATCCTTAGACTTAGCCCAAACAGCTCTTAGCTCTTGGTCGAAGTTTTTAGGTGCAGACTCAATAGCATTTGATTTTCTCAAATTAGCCATCTCCTTACCTTGTTCCAATACTGACTCCTCTAACTTTTCAACGTGCTTTCTACTAAGCTCGCCAAATTGTTCTTCAAGGGCTTTGATTGCCTCCGTACCTACTTTGCCTTCCATTTCCTTACGTAACTCCGCAGTCTCATGGCTTCCTTTTGCTATATGATACGCTGATAAATCCTCAACGTTTTTAAGGCTAGCTACCTCGTTTTCTGACAGCTTATTAAATGAACCGTCATCCTTAATCCAAATATTTTTCATCGTTTTAATATTAGTTTTTCCCTGTTATTAGGGCTTTTAAAAATTTAACTTTATCATCCTCACGTTTTAATATGTCGGCTTTTGAAGTGTCCGACTCGGACGGCTTACCAAGTGATTTAATTAAAGTACCTAATTGGTCGTAAGATTTTTGAAGCTCTAGGCCCCTTTCATCCGATATATCGGAGTTCTTTAGTAATTTTTCAAGGCTTTTGAATATCTTGTCTACATCTTCGAGGCTTTTTATACCCGTCACAGGGGTTTGTGAGTTAGCTCCCCAATGCGTCAGGCTGGAAACTTCCCACAATTTAACCTCTGTAATTATATTCGCGTCCCTATCCTTGCTGAATGACTCGTTAATAGTTTGGAATCCGTGTGAATGTTCCGATATAATACCCTCCTTATATTCTATTAACGTGTCTTTACCTAGTGTAGACTTAGACATCTGAGACACCGCAAAGGCTCCTTTTTCGTCTTCGCCTAATTCTAATATCTTGCCTACAGCTAACTTAGGATCATGATTCTTGAAGTGTTTAATACGGGATAGGTTCTCTTTGATCGACTTAGTAAATGCTCCTTTTTGTAATATATCTCCATCACTATCCTTATTCCCAAATGATGAAAAATAAAAAGAGACGATCCCTTTAGAGTCATCTAAGTCTTTTAATTCTAGTCCACAGCTTTTAAAGTTCTTGTTCATATTACAAATTTAGCCTTATTTATTTAAGCAAACTTAATACCTCTTCGTCGCTCATTTTCTCAATGAATTTATTAGCCAACAACGGAGATACACTTTTTAGTATTTCTAAAGTATTATTCTTTTTACCAGCAGGGGCCACTATTTTCTCTGCATCTTCTTTGGTGTATCCATATTGATTGACTAATAATAACACCTTAGCCTCTGAGCTTACCGGCATGCCTAGCACTATATTGACACCCTGTAATACGCTTCTATCTTTGTCGGCTTTCGCTTTTTCATCTTCCTGTAATGCTCCGATATGCGATAAATCTTGTGTTACTATATATTTCACACCGTCCTGCCTTGACCACTGAGACACTATTTCGTTATTAAATTTCGCTAACAATCTCCTATCTATCGGTAGTACTGCATTCTCATAGAACGCTTTCAGTGCTGTTTTTTGATTGGCAAATGTTTTATTTGCAGGGTCATTAAATAGCTCAGATGGTGCACCAAATACGTTACACAATATTCTTAGGTTCTCTATGCCCGTTTCTAATATCTTCAAATCGGATGAGGACATTCCTAGCTGTATAAATTTCGCCTTAGATTTACCAGCAATTAACCTATTGAAATTCTTAGCCCCTGACATCATTCTGTCCAATAAGCCTTGCTGTATATCCCTTTCGTCTTTTGTTGCTACAATATCGGACTCATTAGTTATAATACCAGCAGCTCCCCTATTTTTCATCATAGAATCCTGCGCTATAGCCCTTTGGTTATCTCCTGAAAGTGTAAGCCATGCAGCCGTTAACGGAGACATCCCTCTCAGTGACTCTATGCCCTCTGTCGTTGGGTTGAAGTATTTAAGATGTATTATCTCCTCTGTAGAAAATGATTCTTTTATCCTGCCTAATTCAAAAACATAACCCGTAGGAGTTAACGGGTTATCATTTGTTTTGGTAACCTCCATTAATTGACTAGGCAATACCCTTAAATCCCTAGTCGCTTTAAAGCCTATTATCTCCTGCGGGTTCCAAAATAAATCACCTGTACTACAAATATATCCGTAAGAGCTTTCTTTAAAATCTTTTTGGGTTTGCCTTTCATTTGGGTTATTAACAAAATTAAAGAATTTGCCTTTTGTAACTAACTTTGTAGTGCCATCACTGTTTAATATTTTGGGGACCCAAGGTATATCCGATCCGCTTTCCATTATTTTTTTAATAATGGAATACGCTTGAGAATTGGCCTCATACCCTTCTTTTAATAGAATATTATCCTCTTTTTGTCCTGAGTTGCCATCAAACCCTATTACTGTAAGGTTGCCGTTTACTAAGTTCCTATGTTCGCCAGTAGTCAAGGTATTTATTACTTGGTGCTTTACCCCAAAACCTCTACCCATGGCCTTAATAATCTTCGGTATTTTCATGTATACATTTGGTACAAAATTACATAAATTATAATAAGCCTGTTGAAGTGGTTAGCCTCTCGAATGAATACCTGACCCCGTCAATTAAATGATTGTACTTATCAATCGGAATCCCTGCTTTCATTCCCGCTTTACCATTCCAAATATAGTTATTTAATTCTGTCTTTAAATTAGGGCTATCTCCGCAAACGATTATAGTATAGTCCATCATATTTTTAAGCCCCCTCTTTATGCTTCCCGCGCCTTTTGTGCATGGAGATACGTTGATATTGTCGCTAATTAAATCATTGATTAGCCTAGTTTCTGCAGAATCGGCTACTATCAAATCGCCCTTTTCCGTGTATTCTGTTAGCATCCCCTTGATGGCTTCCGTACTTAGTTCTGTTAAATAAAATTTCTCATAAACGTATATTAATTTTTTCTTATTGTCTACAGCCACCTTGCTTAATGCTGTTGGGTCTGGTGAAAACCCAAAGTCAAGCCCGTGAACATAAGGCAAAGACTCATCAAATACGCCCTCTCTCCAATTAGGCAATATAACCCCCTCGGCCTTTTCTAGCCATCCACCAATATAGTTATGATAGTAGTGCTTAGGGTTTTCTA